GTCATCGCCCGCAGCTTCGCCGGGCAGATGGCCGTCGAGCTCGACCGGGCCGCCCTGCTCGGCTCCGGCACCCCACCTGAGCCCCGAGGCGTCTTGAACCAGTCGGGCATCACCAGCACGTCCCACGGCGCCAACGGCGCGGCCATCGCCAACTACGATTTCTGGCTGGACGCCATCGGCGCCGTCAGGGCCGCCGGCTTCGAGCCGAACGCGCATATCCAGGCGCCCCGCTCGTCGACGTCGCTCTCGAAACTCAAGGAAGCGACCACGAACGCCTATCTGGCGCCGCCGTCCGGGCTGCTCCCCATGCTGGTCACCAAGACCATCCCCATCACCGTGACCGTGGGCACCAGCACCGACACGTCGTACGTCTTCACCGCCGACTGGTCGCAGCTCATGGTCGGGATCCGCACCGACTTCACGCTGCGGTTCCTGGGCGAGCGGTTCCTGGCCGACACGCTGTCCTACAGCTTCGTTGCCTACCTGCGCGCCGACGTCCAGGTTGCGCAGCCCACGGCATTCGTTGTCGACACGGGGGTGCGAGCCTGATGGCCACCGACCGGAACCAGGACCTGGACCAGAACGTCGTCGCCGACGTCGAGTACGCCGAGCTCGGCCCCGACATCGCCCGCAAGGTCGGCGAGCCCGTCGAGCACCGGCGCGCCGCCGCGCCCGAGCTGGCCGACGACGACCTGGTCGTCGAGCGCAAGGACCTGGGCCCCGACTCGTCGACGTTCATCGCCAAGGGCGACCCCATCCCCCCCGACCTGGCCGGGCTTCCCCGCCGGCCAGGTCGGGGGGACCGCAAGAAGTAGGGCCGCGTGTCGTGGTGGGACAGGTGGGTCTGGGACCGCACCCGGGACCGTGAGGCCCTGACGCTCGACCAGCTGCTGGCCGACGAAGCCCGGCCGACCGCCGCCGGCGAACCCGTCACCGTCGACAGCGCCCTACGCCTGAGCACCGTCTGGGGCTGTGTGCGGCTACTCGCCGACTCCGTCTCAACGCTGCCGCTGCAGGTGTACCGCGGCGACGACCGCGACCCAATCCCAACCCCGCCGCTCCTGACCCGCCCATCCGGCGACTTCCCCGAGCTCGCCGACTGGTTGTGGGCGGTGATGGCGTCGCTCCTGCTCCGGGGGAATGCGGGGGGGGGGCATCACCGCCCGCTCAGGTGCCGGCCTGCTCCCCGCCCAAGTCGACCTGCTCCATCCCGACCGGGTGACCGTGACCGCCGAGGATGGCCGCTGGGTCATCCGGGTGGCCGGGCAGAAGATGAACCGGGCCGACCTGTTCCACGTGAAGGCCTTCCCCTGGCCAGGCAGCATGCTCGGGCTGTCCCCGATCGCCTACGCCCGTGAGGCCATCGGGCTCGGACTCGGGGCCGAGAAGTACGGCGCCAAGTTCTTCGGCGACAGCGCCATCCCCAGCGGCGTCCTGACGTCCGACCAGCGCATCGGCCAGCCCGAAGCGGACAACCTGAAAGCCCGCTGGAAGAGCGCCCATCAGGGCCGCCGCGAGATTGCCGTGCTCGGCGGGGGCGCCAAGTTCCAGCCCGTCATGGTCGCCCCCGACGAAGCCCAATTCATCCAAACCCAGAAGTTCAACGTGGCCACCATCGCCAGGATTTACGGTGTGCCGCCTGAAATGCTGGCCGGCGAAACCGCCGGGCATGAGGCGTACACGTCGCCTGAGATGCGGGGGACGGACTTCCTGACGTTCAGCCTGCGCCCTTGGCTGTACCGGGTTGAGCGGGCCATCTCGACCCAGCTCCTGCCGTCGACCCAGCGGGCCAAGTTCAACGCCGGCGGGTTCGTACGCGCCACCCTGCGCGACCGCTACGAAGCCCACCGCATCGGCATTGAAGCCGGCTTCCTGACCCGCAACGAAGCCCGCGAGCTCGAGGACCGCCCACCCCTACCCGACGAGCCGGGGGGTATCGCATGACCGTGCTGATTCGTGAGGTAGCGACCGGGCTGCAGCTCAGGGGCGAGCCCGACCAGCGCGTCTTGTATGGCCCGCTCATCCCATGGAAGACCGAGGCCCGCGTGCTCGACCGGGGCCGCATGGTCCTGGAGCAGTTCGAGCGGGGCGCCCTGGCCGACACCGACCCGGCCCGGGTGCCGTTCACCGCCACGCATCCCAGGGACAACCAGCAGCTGCCCATCGGGGTCACCGTCGAACTGGAAGAGCGCGACGACGCCGCCTGGGGCGCCTGGAAGGTCAGCAAGACCGCCATCGGCGACGAGGTCCTGGAGCTGGCCCGCGACGGCGTTCCGCTCGGGCTGTCCATCGGGTTCATGGAAGTCCCTGGGGGAAGCCGCTGGACACCTGACCGCCGCCGCGTCACCAGGACCAGGGCCCAGCTCGACCACATCGCCGTCGTCAGGACCCCCGCCTACGTCGGCGCCGGCGTCGTCGGTATCCGCTCCGAGCCCGAGCACATCGCCCGCCCACTGCTGGCCACCCTGGCAAGGCTGCGCCATGGCTAAGGGCAGCAGCCTCGGCGGGATGCGCAACGCCGGTAGCTACCCCGGCTCAGGCAGCAAGGTCACGACCCGCTGCATCGGCTGCAAGCGCCGCATCGCCTGGGGTGATCGCTGCGCCAAGTGCAAGCAAGAGCTGGCCCAACGCGTACGACGCAAGCGCAAGCCACGATGACCCGCACCCTGCTCCGCCGCTGCATGGACTGCCCCGCCCTGGTCCGCGGCAAGCCCCGCTGCCAGGACTGCCAGCGCAAGCGTGACCAGCTCAAGCGCGCCAAGCGCCCGGACCTGTACAGCGACGCAGCAGAACGCCGACGCCGCCAGCACGCCGTCGCCGACCACCGCGCCATCGTCGGCGACTGGTGCCCAGGGTGGGCAGGCCAGCCCGCCCACCTGTCCGCCGACCTGACCGCCGACCACGTCAAGGAAGTCGCCGCCGGTGGTAGGCCCGACGGCCGCCTGGTCGTCCGCTGCAGGTCCTGCAACGCCGCGAGGTCCGCGCATCTGGCACACAAGCTCCTGACCAGCGCGTTTCCCCCCGGAGGGCCACCCCCACCGACCCTGCGCCCGCCGAAGTTTCCGACTCACTCCGCGCCCGAGCCGCCCTCGGTGATCGTGTGAAGGTCGAACCGCTCTTCGGTGAGTCGCTGCGAGAGCTTGCGGAGGATGTTGGTCGCCCTCTCCTGAAGCTCGACATCGGTTGCTTCGCCCTCCGTTTCAGCGAGAGAGATCAGCAGCCAAGAACTCAGGTTGAGCAGGCCGACGATGAGATTGGTTCCCCCCGGCCCGCTCGGGTCGACTTCGAGGTTGGCGATGTGGTTGATGGCCTGTTGTGGGTCCTCCAGCCACAAGGTCAGGGACTCGACGGCGACTTCGGTGGCCGCGGTTGCGGGGTTGGTCTCGTCCATGGCCAGAAGCTAGCACGATGAAGGCAGGCCCCAAGGGCACCCTCAGCGTCCCGCCGTTGGACCTGCGCCGCCTAGGTTCGCGTGGCGGCGACCGCTGTATCCGGTTCGTGCAGCGGTACATCGCCGTGCCCAAGGGGACCGGGGCCCGGAAGCCCATGAAACTGCGCCCCTGGCAGCGTTCCATCGTCCGCGGGGTGCTGGATGAGCCGCGGCCCCGCCAGGGGCTCGTCAGCATTCCAGCCGGCAATGGGAAATCGACCCTGGCGGCCGCTGTGGGGCTCTATGGGCTGCTGGGCGACCGGCTGGAGGGGGCGCAGGTCCTGGTCGTCGCCAGCGACGAAAGACAGGCGAGAATCATCTTCAACACCGCCCGCCGCATGGTCGAGCTCAACCCCGACCTGGAAGCCCGGGTGCATGTCTACGCCGACCGGCTGCACGAGCCCCGCACCGACTCGACGTTCATGGCCCTACCCGCCGACCCGGGCAGCCTGCAAGGCTGGGACCCATCGCTGGCCATCGTCGACGAGCTCCACGTCGTCACCGACGACACCTTCGAGGCCATGGCCGCCCGCGCCGGCAAACGGGAGAAGTCGCTATTGCTGGCCATCTCCACCCCACCCAAGACGGGCCAGGATGACAGCGTCATGCGGCGGCTGGTCGACCACGGCCGCGACGGGGGTGACCCGTCGTTCTACTTCGCTGAGTTCGCCGCCCCACCGGGCTGCGCCGTCGACGACGAAGCCGCCTGGAAGGTCGCCAACCCGGCGCTCGACGACTTCCTACACCGCGACGCGCTCCGGGCGACCCTGCCACCCAAGATGCGGGAAAACGCGTTCCGCCGGTACCGGCTCGGCCAGTGGGTCGCCCAGGATGACGCTTGGCTGCCCGACGGCGCGTGGGCCCGCTGCACCGACGCCACACGGAGCATCCCCGACCAGGCTGAGGTCGTCTTGGCGTTCGACGGCTCGTTCTCCCGCGACTGCACGGTGCTGGTCGCGGCCGCCATCGAACCCCGCCCCCATGTCGAGCTCGTCGAAATCTGGGAGGCCCA